TCAAAGAAAAGATCAATTATATTGAGGCAATTGTCCTGTTTTGCGAGGAGAATGGTATGGAGGTAGACTCCATCACCAAACTAATTTCCAAACCATTGAAGGAAAAACTGAAGCGTGATGCTCAGGACCTCAATTTCATGAAAAAAACTACTAGGGCAAAATTGCCACTATGAAAATTCTAAGGAACCCTTGCACTGAAAATTATAAAAGATTCAAACAATGGGTCCTTGGTACGGATGTAATGTGGTCGTACATTCCATCAGCAACACCTAATTACGAAGATCCTGTTAATATAGAGGGAGAGCAAAAAAATCTTCCCTTTTATACTAGAACAGTCTTACAAAGACCAGAAAATGAATTCAGATACCCAAAGTCCTGCCACTCTGATGAAAACGAACTGCATGGGATTGTTGGGGTGTTGAATGAAATTTTGGATTTTAATAAAATAGAATTTGCATCATACCTAAGAATTTCTTTGAACTGTGTTCATCCACAGGACAAGATATATAATACTTTACCTCATATAGATCATCAATATCCTCATGGGAATGTTATCCTATATTTGACAAATTCTGGTGGAAAAACATTTTGTGAAAAGTTGGAAACATCAGAATATGAAAGTCACGATCCAAGAGAAGATGATGCTATACTCTTTAGTGGGAAGCATTTTATGCAGAGTCCTGCTAAAGAAAGAAGAGTCATTCTAGTTGCTACAATTCTTCCAACTTCATCTAAATAAGCTTAAGGCAGAGGAGACAGATGTCCGATTTCTTTGATTCAGAATTCGTTCAAGATGCTATTACTGATATCAATGAACTTCAAGAGGAGATTTATACTGAGGTGTTTACCTTTGATAAGTTAGATCATGAAGAAAAATTGATGCATCTTGATAAACTTGATACTCTGCTGGAAAAGCAGAGAAATTTGTATACACGGATGTCACTCTCTGATGACCCTCGTGCAAAAGAAATGCGCGATAATGTTCGTAAATCTGCTGTTATGATGGGTTTCCCCAAAGATGTTGACTGCGGGGTATTGTTTGCGAACATGCAGAAAACCCTAGAAAAAGTCAGAGCACAAATCTCTTGACACTGGGCGTGGGTCCGCCCTATAATAGACCCGTAAAGACCAAATCCAATTTACAAGCCGAATCCAATGTCTTTTGCATCCCTTAAAAAGCAATCCTCCCTTGGTTCCCTGACCGCCAAACTGGTCAAGGAAGTCGAAAAAACCAATAAAGGAGGTGGCGCGTCTGATGATCGTCTCTGGAAACCAGAGGTCGATAAAGCTGGCAACGGTTATGCTGTTATCCGTTTCCTCCCTGCTCCTAACGGCGAAGATCTGCCGTGGGCAAAAATGTACTCCCATGCCTTCCAAGGTCCTGGCGGTTGGTACATCGAGAATTCCCTGACCACCAATGGTGGTAAGGACCCTGTTTCTGAACTGAACTCCAGTCTCTGGAACAGCGGCATTGATTCTGACAAAGAGACTGCTCGTAAGCAGAAGCGTAAGCTCTCTTACTACGCTAACATCTATGTCGTCAAGGATCCTGCCAATCCTGACAATGAGGGTCGTGTATTCCTCTACAAGTTTGGTAAGAAGATCTTTGATAAGGTCATGTCTGCCATGCAACCTGAGTTTGAAGACGAAGAACCTATCAACCCCTTCGACTTCTGGGCAGGTGCCGACTTCAAGATCAAGATCAAGAAAGTTGCTGGTTACTGGAACTATGATAGTTCCGAGTTCGCTCGTCCTGGTGCTCTCCTGGATGATGACGATGCCATGGAAGCAATCTGGAAGAAGCAGTATTCTCTTGCTGAACTGGTTGCACCTGAGCAATTCAAGTCCTATGAGGATCTGAAGAAGCGTCTTGATTATGTTCTTGGCGTTGCTGCTACTCCCAAGGCACCCGATCCCGAGACTATTGATGAGGAGACTGATTTTACTCCCAACTTTAGCAAGGATCCTGTTGCTGGCAAAGTAGACATGGGTGGTGCCATCGAAGAAGATGATGCCCTTAGTTATTTCCAGAAACTCGCTGAAGAATGATCATTGTTGGCATTTATGGTGCTTTTGAAAAGGGTGATATCAATCACCCTTCTGCTGCCAATGTAACTAATCCCGACACTAATACCATTAATGATGCTGCCCAGCATGACGCTGGTTGCAGCATTTTTATTGACGGTAAGCATATTTGTAGCATAAACGAAGAGAGATTATCTCGAATCAAATATGATGGGAACTTCCCCAAAAATGCCATAAAATATTGTTTGGAAACTGCTAGTATATCTCCTGACGATGTAGATATTGTTTACTATGTCACAACATATTCTACAGCAGTTTCTTTTCATTACAATGAAGAGACTATCCTGAAGTTTGTTCGACCAGAGTTTCCAAAAGCAGAAGTTAGATTCTGCGGACACCATCAAGCACATGCTGCATCTACTGTTTTTACTTCCCCTTTTAATGAGGGGACATTTCTAACAGTAGATGGTGGTGGATCTGGTCTATATGATCCATATCAGAACAATATATTCTTTGCAGAAAATAACTCAATAGGATATTTTAATAAAGAGAAGAAAGTCTTCAGATTGTATAATATGCCAGAGCAGAATGTCAATAACTTTGGCAATCTCTACTCACATGTATCATCTAGAATATACGCAACTATAAGACAAAAGGCAATAACTGATTGGACCGACTGTATTTCTTCAGTTGGAAAGATTATGGGATTATCTGCTTATGGTTCTCTGGATGAATATGCAGGAGAATACTCGGTCATCAATCATACGGTGCCCTATGTTGCATTTCCCGAGGGTGGTTGGAATGTAGTTCCTAAGACCCCAGCAGATGCTGCAGCATGGATTCAGAAACTCTTTGAAGATGCTATGTTGGCGTGGTTGAAAGAGTTGAGGAAGTATCATTTAGATGATACTATCTGTTTTGCTGGTGGTTCCTACCTGAATATTGTCACCAACACTCTAATCAAACAGAGTGGTATGTTCGATAATATACACATCCCACCATTCACAGATGATGCTGGTATCCACTTTGGTGCTGCTATCTGGGGATGTTTTGAGGAGGGAGAAACGATTGAACTTCCAGACAACCTTGCCCTATTGGGTAAAGAGTATTCAAACGAGGAGATCAAATCTTATCTCGATGCTTTTGGTCTAAAGTATTCTGCCTATGATGTAAATGATGTTGCAGATAGAATCCAAGATCAAAAGATTGTTGGTTGGTTCCAAGGCAGATCTGAACATGGTCCCAGAGCATTAGGATCTAGATCTATCTTTATGAGTCCTACAAAGGCAGAGAACAAGGATATTATCAATAAAAGAGTCAAACATCGTGAGGAGTGGCGTCCCTTCGCTGGAATTATTAGAGAAGAAGATGTTGCAGATTATTTTGAGGAAGGATTTGTAACTCCATACATGTTATATTGTCAAACATCTAAGACTGATAAGTTACCTGCTATTACTCATGCCGATAAGACATGCCGTATTCAAACAGTAACTGAATCTCAGAACTCTAGAGTTTATGAATTGCTTGGCAAATTGGATCTTCCAGTAGTATTAAACACTTCTTTTAATGACAATGGAGAACCTATTGTGGAGACCCCATGTCATGCTATCACATCCTTTCTTAAGATGGATATCGACACTCTCGTAATTGGTGACTTTATTGTTGATAAATAGGTTAGTAGAAATTATTCTTATAATCCATGGCTCTCCAAGCTAATCATTATATTGCCACCTTTGATCTTCCTGGCGGTGGTACTAGCAAAATTGAGGTATATGGTAGAGATGATAGCGATGCTAGAACTAAGGTATTGCTTATCTATCCTACCGCAACAAATGTCGTAGTTGCTACAGCAGTCTAATGTCAAGACAAGTCATCGTATACAATGGAGATGATGGCTTCTGCAATGTCGTCATCCCCTCAGAACAGTGCGTATTATCTGATGAAGATATTATCGCAAAGGATGTCCCTACGGCAGAGTATGCTCTAATCGATCATACTGCCTTACCAACTACAGTATTCA